CTTACACACAATGATGTGTTTTAGAAATTCAATTAGGTTATTAATAGTAAATTATTTAGTTGCAACAAGCAGTCTAACCATCATTTTGTCAGGATTTGTATTTTTATAGTAATAATTTAAAACGTAATAAAAAATGAAAACAAAAATCATTTCTTATTTAAAGATTCAACGTCAGTTTTGGAGTTATGCAAAGAATCAACCGTTTTTTGGTCTAAAACTAAAGTACGCAATTTGGATAATTCCGATTCCAATTGTTGGTTGGACAATTCTATTCTGTCTAAAGATTTGTCAGAATTTAAATCTGTTATAAAGTCGCCATTTCCGCTGTGTTTAAGTTCTGTAATGTATGCTTTAGTTATCATTTTTGTTTTTTTGTTTTGCTACAAAAATAGTCAAAATTTGTCTATTTTCAGCCACTTTCTCAATTTGCTAAAAAGTCTTTTTCTTTTTTTTATAAAATTGGGCATAACATTGGTGTATGTGCCGTGTATTTCATGGCACATTACACAGTGTTATAGCCAGTTTTTCTCTTTCTTTTCTTAAAATTTAAACTAACTAACAATTAAAAATAATACAAATATGCCTTTATTTAACGACCATTTTCAAAACTACAAGCAATACAACATTCCAAAAGCACAGTTGATTATTGCAGACATTCCTTATAATTTAGGAATAAACGCTTATGCTTCAAATCCAAGTTGGTACGAGGATGGAGATAATAAAAACGGTGAATCAAAACTTGCTGGAACTGAATTTTTTGATACTGATAAAGATTTTCGAGTTTCAGAGTTTTTACATTTCTGCACTAAAATGCTTCGACCAGAACCAAAGGAAGCAGGGAAAAGCCCTTGTATGATTGTATTTTGCGCTTTTGACCAACAATTTGAAATAATCGAAAAAGCAAAAAAATACGGACTAAACAAATATATTAATTTAGTGTTTCGTAAAAACTTTTCGGCTCAGGTTTTAAAAGCAAATATGAAAATTGTAGGCAACTGCGAATATGCAGTATTGCTTTATCGTGATAAACTGCCAAAATTCAACAATAACGGCAAAATGATAATGAACTGTATTGATTGGACTAAAGACACTAAAACTGAAAAGATACACCCGACACAAAAACCTGTTGAATTATTAGAACGTTTGATTAAAATTTTTACAGACGAAGGCGAAGTTGTAATTGACCCATGCGCTGGAAGTGGAAGCACTTTGTTAGCTGCTCAAAACACGAATAGAAAGTCTTACGGGTTCGAGATTAAAAAAGACTTTTTCAAAGAAGCTACAAGGCTGCTAAATGCTAATAAGTTGAACGCTGACGAAATAGAGGAGTTTGGATATGCTCGAACTCAATTAAGCGCACAAGCTCCCGTTCTTTTTTAAATTGGCTATAACGACTTAGGCTATAATGAAGCGGGTTCTTTAGCTGCCCTTGTAGATGCAGGGAATGCTTCTAATTGAACTTCGCTTTATGAATAGCACAAATGACCCGCTGTATTATAGGCGTGTGTTAGGGGCTAGGTGCTTTCTTATATTTTTATAAATAAATTAGTCATGGAAGATAAAATTATAGATTTAATTTCTTTGCTTTCAATTGAAAATGATTCTGAATTAATTGAATGCTTGTACTCAAAATTGTTTGAAATTCAGACTGAAAACGATAAGCAAAAAGATTATTCATATAAATATTCATTGAAAAAATTTTCAAACACAAGAGAAATGTCAACCCTATACATGGGGCTAAAAAAATCAATTAATCATGGTTATAAGTCAAATGAGTATGAAAAAGCGCAAAAATTAGATAATCATACTTATAGTCATTTGTGTTGTCATTGCACTCAGTCGGATTGTGAAAAATGTATTTTTAAAAAAAGGATAGAATACATTACATCCATTATAGAAAATCACGATAAAATTAAAAAACAATTTATTCAAAATCTTGATTCAGATTTTATATTAAACAAATACTTAGTAAATAAAATAATAGTAAAATTAAACAATTTAAAAAACAAACAAAATGAGACCAGTAAACAGTAAATCATTATTTCATCTTTTGTGCATCACATTAGAAAAATTAGACAATGCAGAAATTGACGTTGCAACTGCAAGCGCAACAGCAAAACTTATCGGACAGTGTAACAATTTATTAAATTATGAGTTGAAACGTGCTATGATTATGAGCAATGAAGATTTTAAAAATAATCACCGAAATTTAGAAGCGAAAGTTTTTGATTCATTACCTGAATAGTCTGTCATTTTTTTGCACTTGCCCCTAACATCATGATATGTCTATAAAAAGTATTACTTTATGCCAAAAATACCAATTACAATAAAGGTTTCGGAAGATTGCTCAAATGCATGGAAGTTTCTGAAAAGGAAAGGAGTTAATCCTGCTAAGTATTTTAGAGAAGGTGGCGAACAAAAAGTGTTGGAAACGGCACAAATGTATAAATTCAAATTAGTAAAAATTAAATTACCGTTTTAAACAAAAAAAAGCTACCTTAATCGGTAGCCTTTTTCATTACATAAGTTCTGAACTCGTTTTTATTCCATAGTGAATTGCGCTTAAAGAATCCAGTATATAGCCTTTCGTTTACGCTACTTAAACTATCTTTGTAAAACTGATTGATAGTACCAATTGAATCAGAAAGTGCTAAATTTCGCCTTATATAGATTAAATTCATATCCGAATAAGTTCGGGCTTCCAAATCCAATAAGTCAATAAGCGTATCCTGCCCAGCGATTAACCTATTTTTGCGCTCAATAATTTCGATACATGTCGTATCATTTCCTTCGTAAATTAAAGTGTCCGTTTCACGGATAGTTTTTACCCTCCAGCGCACCACCGTTTCTTTTATTTTAATAGTGTCAATTCTGTTTTTCAGGCTGTCTAAGGCGATTGAATCCTGCTGTGAATAGTCAGGCTCACTCGGCTGTACTTTCACCCCTATAAAAGCCCCTAAGCCGAAAATAATCAATGATGCGAAAAAGTAAGCGTGCAGTTTGTTCATGAGATTTCTATTGTAATATTTTTTTCGTCCTTAATTTTCTCCATAAGACCAGCAAAAGTTTTTTTACTTTCTGTAACTTTTGCTTTAATCGTGTTTTTTCCTACCAAAATACAACCGTGTGTGTCGACCGCTGTATTGCCAGCGTGTATGCGTATGCCCTCAAAATTTGGTACGTTAATCAATAGTGGCATTACACCTTTAAAGCGATTAGAAACGTTTAAAATCACTTTGTACGTTCCAGAAGGAATAGCTGTTTCGCCGTAAACTTTCACACCGTCCGCCCTAACCACATCTTCCAACGTATCGCAAAAATACTTTCCATCGATATAAAGCTTCCCGATTGTATATGTCGGTGCTTTGTAAATCCGTTCTACTTTTATTTTCATTTGAATATAAGTTTAAAGATTGCGCCTATAATTCCAGTAGCAGCCACACCAATGATAATTAGTAGTGTTTTTTCGACCCATTTGCCAGAAAACTTTGTGTTTAAGTCGTCATATTTGCGGCTTTCCCACTCTACATGTTTGTCAAGTTTGCTGTCGATTTTGTCCACACTTTCAATTAAATTGTCGATTTTTTGCTCCATGATTGTCAGGCGGTTTTCTGTTTTAATTTTTTCTGTTTCCATGTTGTCGTAAATTTTGCTACAAATATAAATACTTTTATTTGAATTTCAATGCACTAATTTTCTTTTTTGAAAATACCTGCGATTGTTTCGGCTGTTGCAAGTCCTAATAATAAGGCAATTAGCACGGAATAACAGTAAATTAATAGCTCTTTTATTTCTTTTTCGTTGCTAAAAAAATAAATCACCACCATTGTAACGCTGAACATTATAGCAATTCCACGCTTTGAACTCTCGTTTGTCTTCGCGCTAAAAAAGCTACCTAAAAAATTAATGAATTTTTTCATAACTGCATTATTTGAATTACCCCCCAAGCAAAAAAAGCTACTATATAACCAGCCGCCAGCCCTAAATAGTCAGCCAGCAAATCCATTTTGTCGAATCCCGTTGTGGGAATGTCTTTATACTCTTTGCCAAAAAACACTACCGAGCTAAACCAGAATGTAATTGTTAGCACCCACCAAAAAGGTAGTACGTAGCTCAATGGGAGCGCACTCAATCCGAATGCTGCTCCCACTAAGAAATGTTTTGTTTTGTCGTTCATTTTATTTAGTTGTGTTAGTATGACTTCCAAATCCATCACTTTCATAATGCACACCGTATGTAGTAAGCACCACATCGCCTGCATTCCCACCTGTACGAGCAATTTTTAATGATAATTGCGCCCCGAGTTCCGCTGAACCTGCAAAACTACCATCGTAAATGTTTAACTTATTTGGATTAGCTGTCAATTCTGCGCTTGTAGCTGAAAGCACAGTGCTTCCACTTGTTACGCCAGTGGATTGCCTTAATTCCCAATACATCGTAAATTCAACACCTGTCGTTCCTGCACTTTCACCACTTTTCAAAAATACGTGAGCGTGTGGCTCAAGCACAGAGCCGAGTTTATAACTATGTGGCAATTCCCTATTATCACCGCAAAACTGATTATTTGCGCTCGTAAATTCTCTGTGAATAACGTTGTTGATGGTAACGTAATCAGGCAAAGTAACGGCTGCACCTCCAGAGCTATTTGGTGCAAAATTCAAATCTTCAAACACCGTTGCCGACCCGTTGAATTTTATCGTTCCATCGGATTCGATTGTGGTGTTGTCGGTGTTAGTTCCGAATTGGTGCGAGCCATTTGCTAAAATATTATAATCTGCTACCCATGTGCCACTACCACGTGTTGCATTTAATACGGTGCATCGTTGAAATTCGTAAATACCACTTACTACTTTATATCGTCTATCCCACACCGCATCACCTGTATGTGTTCCGTTATTCAAATATACCCAATTACGCAAAACAGTATCAGCGTAATTATCAACTCCACCTTCTGGAATACTAAGTCCAGATGTACCAAATCGCTGCCATCCATTTCTTGTTAAAACAGATACCGTTGTTGAACCCGTACCAAGTTGAAATATTAAAGCCCCTCCTAAAAAGTTATTTTGAAATGAATAACCCCAACTTAAATTATTTGATTTTAATTCTATCCCAGACCCACTCCCAGCATTAGTAGTTGTGATTTGAAGTATTGTATTAGTATTAGATGATAAATTTACAATTCTATCAGTTGTAACTAATGGTGTTTTAACAACCATAACATCCTTCGTATCATCCGCATCCCTTATCACCACTCCAATAGTATCGGATTTGGGAATTATTTTTTCTGTTTTTACCCCGCTTGTAAATTCCTGCAATAGATCCCAAGTGTTGGCAACTGCAAGTAATTTTGTTCGGATATAGTCGTAAATTCTCAGACCACTAAACCACTTCAAAAAAGCACTATCCGAAGCCGCTATTTTGGTGGTGTCGGTAACGGTCGTTAATTCGGTCGTTTCGATTAATTCGCCTATTGAATCCTGTGTTTCGTCGCCAGTATTCACACCGATTGTATCTTGCAACACATCTAATTCGGCATCGCTTACATAATTGTCGTCCAATCCTTTTTTAGGCTCGTAAGCTAAATCACTTTCACTTTTGGTATAGTAATCACCAAGCGAACCTAAAGCGGTGTAAAATTCTCCTTCCGTGCCTATCCAGCCACCAGCAACGGCAGCCTCGTAAGCTGATTGACCAGCAACGCCTTGAATACCTTGCACACCTTGTATGCCTTGTGCGCCAGTAGCTCCAGTATCGCCTTTATCGCCTTTAATTCCTTGAACTGACATATCAGTAACATACGAATATACGCTTCCGTTCCAAATGTACAATTTACCATTGTCTGTATCTGTAACGTCAACAGTTGTAACCAAAGCAAACTGCCCTGATAGTATTCCAGTTGGATTAGTATCAGCTAATAAAGCGGCTAAAGTAGTGTAGGTCTTGGCAATCACAAAGCCCATTCCATCATCTCCTTTATCCCCATTTTCACCCTGTACCCCTTGTATTCCCTGAATACCTTGCACACCCTGCTCACCTCTGTCGCCTTTGTCGCCTTTTTCACCCTGAATACCCTGTTCGCCAGTATCACCTTTATCGCCTTTTACTTTCAATGCTTCGAGCTGCTCGGGTGTAAAATCGTCATAAGTGAATGCCTCGCCTATATCTCCTTTCACATAATCATACATTATCGAATCCACTGTAATTGTAGTTTCGTTTACTGTCATGTTAAACACCACTGTGTATCCCTCGTCAACAGAAGTATCGAAGGTCTGCCCCTTAGTAGGCAAAAAAGATAGAGTGCCAAGCACGTATTCCCTGCGCCCGAAATAGGCATCGTCCAAAATAAGGTTTACGTTTTTCGAGGTTACGAAAGTTTGCGTATCTTCCGAGCTTAACTCGAAGCGTAACATGTGTCCTATTACCGTCGCTGTATATTTGGTAAACCCGATTATTATAGCTCCCTCTTGCAAGTTTGCCATGTTATAGTCCGCACCAATCAAAACGCCTATTGTGAGCGATTGACCTTGATAGAATTGTTTAGTTATTGCTGCCATTATTGTAAGTAGTTGTTTGTTCGTTGTACGTCAAGTTTGTATATTCCAAGCCCATTTTCGGTCGCCTTAACCTTTTCCATCTTAGCTCCTTGTATTCGTGTTATAGGCATATCTACATTGTCTTTACTTACTTTAAAATTATCGCAAAGCGAAGCCCTACTAAGTTTTATTCTCAACCAATTCGGAATACCTATGCCATCGCCATAAGTTAAAGGTATAACCTCATACTCATCGCCGTAGGTTATTTCATTCACCATATTTTGCTGTACAAAGTCATCCACTTCCTGCTCATCCCTATTGTCTTCGGGTATAAATCCACATTCAACTGTTAAAGTAAACGAGCTATAGTTAAACTGTACGTTCCAATCATTCTCACTATGAGAGTAGGTAATCTGCTTTAAATCGCCAGTGTAAGCAGGATTTATAGTGTACCAAACGCTTGTGGCAAATATATCTACTCTATCGTCTGATTCAATAGAAAAATATACAATTGAATTTTCAGCGATTGCAGCAATAGAACTTTTTGATATTGTAACTTCTGCATAAAATATATTAGTTCCAACTCCTGTTTCTGATATTACAAAATCAGCTACTATTAATTCATATCCTTTATCGTTGTAACAAACAATTTTTGGAGGTGCTAATTCTAAAGAAGAATCAACTAAAACTTGCACTTTCAACTCCTGATTAGCTATCTTAGCGCAATACATATCAACCTGCTCTGGGTACATTTCGTATTCCAAAGGCTCTCTGAATTGCAGTGTGCAAAGGTCTGCTACTTGTATGTTATTATCGTCTATCATATCTGTTTAGCTTGAAGCATTATTTGTTTTCCTTTGTTCTTTGCCAATGCAAAAGTAATACTATTTGTCCAACCTTGATACGTTTTACCTTTTTTTTCGTCTACAAGGCTAAAGTACTTGTATTTCTTAGTTTCAAAGTTAGGTATTGTAAGTATCGTTTCTGTCGTATCGGCACTTATCGTAGTAGGCAAAAACACTGGTGTTATTCCTGTTAAGTCCAAATCAGAATTTTCAACTACTACCGCAGTTTCCCAGCCACACTTACTTGTTATGTTACTTTTCAGAATTGTAGTCGTTCCATATTTGATTGCTTTCGTATCTTTTCCTACTACCGAAATAGCGAGGTATTCTTTCCACCTGTCAAGTATTCGTTTCGGTGTCAAAGGTATGTTGTATATAGTATCGCTATCACCACTGAAATTAGTGATTGGCTTGTCGTGAAATCTATAAATTGCTGTAGGTGCATTTTTATAGTCAATTAATATACCATCAACATTATAACCCATAATATCTGTTGATATTAAATACGAAGGATACCCTATCACAAAATCCGTTTCTTGCTTTAATACAATTTTATATGTAGATGGTTTACTTAAATAAATAGAAAATGTTTCTTCTCCTAAATTTAAATTTCCATTTTTAATTATTATATAATTGTCATTTATTATATCATAAATATAAAAATAATATCTTGAATTGCTTCCTTCTGAATAGTATGTTTTTCCTTTTAAATTTAATATACATGGTGCTATTGTTGTGAATTGTTGTGTTTCTGACTGAGCATAAGTAGAACCTGGATATTGAGATGTAAATTCATCATGCCATGTACTTACATAAGTTACATAAACATTATTAGGATAATTTTTGGGTTCTACACAAGCAAATACCGCAAACTCACACTCATCTTTAACGTCCGCAGTTTCCAAAGTTTCCATGATATACTTATCAATAGCGTAAGGGTCGAGCATAAAATTATTCACCAAATCCAACTCATTGTCGGCAATGGTGTCTTCCACGCTAAATTCCTTTTTGCAAATAAACGGATATACTAATGGGTCGTCATCTTCCCTATCATCAGTATCAGCACCTACCGTAATTTTATTGTATTGGTGCTGTGTGCTATGCTCTACTACTATATTATTTACTGTAATAGGTAGTCCGTAGCTATCACCTGCCAAAACAGGGTACAAAGCTGCTCTATTACTTATTGTCATCACACTTCCTGTAATGTCAATAGCGATACATTTCAGCTTATTAAAACTCTCTAATACATCGCTTAACTTAGTTTTAATCTTACCTGTGCCGGTAGAGCTCCCCATGTTTCCAATACAAGGTGTACAAGTTAATAGCTCCTTTACATTCGGATATGCTACCGTGCTTTCAAACGTTGCTGTACTGTCAATCTTTGCAAGTAGCCGCGTTATTAACCACTCGTAAGTAAATGTTTCTAATTTAGCGTTCTGATATACACTGTCAACTTCATTTGAAATATCAATATAGCACTTACCACCGTCTGTTACGCTTACTTTATTATATCCCTTGCTTGAATCAGCTACATAAAAAAATGAATATAAACTACCTACTACAAGTGTTATTTTTGCTTTAGGTGTTCTGTCAAATACATCAATCCTATTATTGGCAGGTGTGCTTGTAGAATTTGGCGTAAAAGGATATGTAACACTTGGCGAAAAAGTAGGTGTTACTAATGATTCATTGTTAAAATTAGCATCATGCTTCATTATTTTTATAGTACCACTATTAGGAGTGCTTGAAGTGAAAGCTGCATCTGCCTCAATAGTAAGTTTTAGAAAAATATCAATATCAATATCTACACTTTGCAATGCTCTAAAAGTCATTGTTGTATATGGTAGTTCATTTGCATCAGTAAAAGCAACTTTATTGTTATAAGCTCTTACGGCTCTCGTTCCTTTTAAAACATAATAATCTTCACCTATATCTTCTTTCTCGTCCATTTTACCTGACTTACACTGTATCTTATTGCTTGTAGTGTAATTAGCCCCAGTATAGTCTATAAAAAATTTATCGCCAGAGGCTGGTAAATCTATTTCATACTCGGTATCTTTGTAGGTATCAAACTTCTTAGCCAGCCCATCCTCTATACCTGAAATTTCAATATACTTCAAATTGTCTTTGTACGTTCCGTAGTCGTGTTTGTAGTGATAGAATGGTGCATACGTCCAATCGTTTTGTCGCTTCTCAATTATAGTACTAGACTTCCCAAATATACCTTTACTCTCGTAGATACCTTTAAGCAAACTACGCCCTACACCGCTAAAAGATAATGGGACGATATTCTGGATATTTAACCCGAAGTCCTCGCTCCTTTCAAAGCCCACTTCGTGTCCGTCCCACCCTTTTGGGTCTATTGCTAATTCGGTTTCTTCTAAAGTAGTATCGTTTTTTACGATATACCGAAACCGCTTTTCGGGCATAGTGTTTACTGCCATTATACTTTCGTTTTTAATGCAACTTTCATGTATTCAATTATTCCGTACATTACCATTACCGTTAAGGTAGTGAATAAAGCTATAAGGTATGCTTTCCAATAGGTAACACCTATAACGTATCCGAACAATGCAGGTACGTTAAGTAAAGCGAACATTGCCAATGCTGGCATAAAATTTTTGTTTTTCATTTTGCAAATATACGATTAATTTAGCAATCCTCTTTTTCTTGCCGAATATCTATCACTCATATTCATTTGGCGTATCAGTGGCATACCATAGAAGTTGCCTTGTTTCTGCCCTTTGATAGATTTATCTATGCTTTGTAGTAACGCTTCTGTGCGATTATCTCCACGTAAATTAGGCATTACCTGCTTCATTGCCAAAACACTCATTAAATCAACTTTGTTTACGTCAGGGAAAATATGTGTTCCTTTTTCCAATTCGTAAAGTTGTGGCGTATTACTCGAAATAAACATTTTACCGCTTGGGCTTATTGCTAACTCATGCTTTCCACCATCACCTAATAATGCTGTACCAGCTTTGTCCATATCACCACCTTCGGCAAAAGCTCGAATTGTTTGGGCTGCGATTAATGCGCTTGCGGCAATTGCAGAAGTTAAAGATAAAGCACTTGCACTTGCAACATAAGCTGGGCCTGCTACTAGCCCCGCTACTGGTATATTAGCTACGATAGATGCGCCACCCCTTGTTATTTCTGCTTGTGTCATTGCATAATTTAACCATATTTGTGCTAAAGCAAAAGCCTGTTGTGCTATGAAATTTTGTTTTTCCAATTCAGCTTTCTTCCTTGCAGCTTCTTCTTCTAAGCCCTCTTGATATATCAAATTTCTTTCTTTAAAATCAGAAAGTTCTTTTTGTGTGTGAAGTCCAACAGCAGTTTCATCCTCATATTGCTCTAGTCTTTCATCATTTATTTTTGTGTCTTTATTTAGTTGCTTGTCTACTTGTTCTTCTAAATAATCATAGAACACTTTCCATATTTCAGAAATTGCATCAACGGCTATTTGTGCTAATTCAATTTGTGTCTGTATTTTGTCTTGTTCAATATCAGCAAGCCTTTGTTCTGTATCAGCAGTAAAATCAATAGCCTGTTGGTTTGCAGCATCAAGTATTTCATTTTTCTTCTTAGTATAATTGCTATATGTAGATAATCCACGCTCATACAATTCAGCTTCTTTATTTAGCATTTGCTCTAAAGCATCAGCAGGCATTCCACCAACGTCATTCCTACCTCTATCTGTTACTTTTTTTGGGCTTGCAGGTGCTAAGCCACCACCTGTTACTTTTAAACCAACTGTTGGAGTTTTAATGCCTCCTTCTGGTGTTGGCATTTGCGCTTGAACTTGCTCGAAGTATTTTTTTATAATTTCAACTGATTTTTGTGCGCTCTTTTCAGTTTCAACCATGTACTTATCTGCAACTTCAAATAACTTTGCAGTAGTATTTTCATCTAGTATCAAAAGTGCCTCATCATATTGACTTGTTAGCTCTATAAATCTTGCTTTGGTCATTTCACCTTCTTTATATAGCTTTTCATTAGCCTTATGCTTATCTTCTAAGTCCTTTTTCTTTGCCTTATCAGATTCAATAATATCCTCCTCTTCCATTGATTGAGAATGTTGCATTAATATCTGTTTAAGATTGTAGTATTCAAGAATAGCATCTTTTCTTTCTTTATAAAAAGCAACGGTTTTAGCTGTTAGCTCATTATTTATTTCCTCTTCCAAAACAGCAGCTCTCTTTTGCATCTCCACAAGCTCTTCATCGTAGAACTCTCGTTTCATATCAAATTCAAAACCAACTTTCATTTCCTTATCTCCGCCAGCTCCGCCAGTAGGTTTATCTTGTGGGAATCCCCATCCATTTTTATCCCACAAATCAGATGATTCTTTTGCGAATTTATTCGCATTTTTTAGCATATCTTCTTGATGCTTTTTCTCTAATAATATCTGCCTTCCCCTTTCTTTTGCTACGATACGAGCATTTTTCATCCTTGTAAGTTCTTTTCCAGCCCGTGCTTGATATAATCTCTCTCGTCTATCTGAATCATCTACATCCATAAAATCTTTTGTGCTTGCTTCTTTTATAATCTTATTATACTCTTTTATTTTCTCTTGTTCTTTTTTTACGTCAACACCAGCTTCTTTTAAAACCTCCTCGGCAGGTCTTTTATTTATACCAGCTATTCTTACTGCGCTTTTTGCACTTTCAGAAAAGAACTCATTAGCAAATGCCATTTTTTTCATTGCCATTATATAGTCATCTTGGTTCTTTGTAATTAATTTTAAAGCACCATCTACATTCGTTGCTGAGCCGAAAGTTACTCCAAGTGATTTATTATATTCATCAAGATAATATTTTGATTCTTTTGTATTCCCTTTTGAGTTTTCCAAAGAAGTACGCATTTTATTTATAGAATCAATTGCATTTAAAAATATACCTCCACCATCTTTGATAGTTTTATATAATGTTTCTTGTATTGTAAGCATACCTAACATTGATTTTGAAAAAGCTCTAATAGCTTTTTCTCCTTTAAAAATTTTTCCAATGAATCCTACTATATCATCCCCGAACAACACCAACAAAGTACTTGCCACAATCATAATCGTATTCAGCGACAAAAGGGACTTCCCAAAAACAGCCCATGTTTTACGGCTTGCACCTGCTGCTCCTTCTGTATCAATAATTTGCTGTTTAAGCTGTTTAAAACTATCAGCAAGCATTGGTAAGTTATTTGATAATGCCATAAAACCAATACGAGCATCAATGGCAAAGTTAGGTAACTCCCTCATTACTTGTGTAAGTTGGAATGTGCTACCGTAAGTGCTATTCATACTACGCCCCATTACACCAGTAGCTCGTGCTGTGCGTTGGTATTCTTGTTGTAGTTTAGCGTGCTGTGCGTTTAGATTCTGAAATTCTTTACTTTGCTCTGTTAATGCCGGATTGAACTTACTCTGCATTTCAATCTCAAGTAGCTTCATTGTAGCATACATTTTTTGCAATGCCGTACTATTAGCATCTGCTGCTACTGCATTAAGTTTTAAAATAGCTGCCGTATTTGAGTTTGCAACCGAACTTGTAGCCTTTTGTTCGGGAGTTAAAGCAAATCCTGCTTTAGCATCAGCTCTGCGCCTTGCTTGTGAAATTTTTTCAGCAGTATCTAACTCCTTTTGTATTCTTTTATTGGCTATATCTATTTCCTTTTGTAATGATTTTTCGTTAGATGCATCTTTTCTTGCATTTAACCTATTTATAGCTTCTTCTTTTTTTATTTCAAGATTTATTAATCTGTTTTGAGATTTTTCATGTGCATCCGCTGCATGCATAATTGCTTTTGTTTGAGCATCAGCTACTCTTTGAGCTTCTTTTGCAGCTTTTTCATTTAAAGATATTTCTTTTTTTAAAGCAGTTTCAGCATCTTTTGCTGCCTTTATTTGAGCCTTAGATTTCCCATCTAATGCCAATGCTTCTTGCTTATAAGTTTCCAACAACTTCTTACGTTCTAATTGAAGCCTAACAACTTCTTGATAGTCGTATTGCTCTGCGACAGTAAGTTTTTTTCTTGCAGCAACCAGCTCTTCTACTGCCTTTTTTATAGCATCAAACTCTTCTTTTTGCTTTCCACCTTTTCCACCACCGCCAGTGCCACCACCACTCAACGAATTGATATTAGCAGCCGAGCCGAATTTTTCCGACATATGTTTAGCAATAGCATCAATCTCTGCTTTAATGCCATTAACGTCAAGTAACTTATCTATAATTATTTCTGCCATTTTACTTTCTATTTTTAATTTGTTCCATTTGCTTCCTTGCAGCTTCTTGTTTTTGGTCGTATCGTTGCCTTGCTTTTATGTATTCAAGTACCGGCATATCAATATCACTTTTTATATTCTCTTCATTCATTCGTATAAACATAGCTAAATAATCAGCTAATTCAGCTTTTTTGTGCCCTTTACCATCTTTAGGCTTAATAAGTTTCTCTTGTTCTGATATTCTAAGGTTTATAATCTTAATTTCATTTTCTACACGGTCAATGATATTCTCACCTCTGATACCGCTTCTATTAAGAAAAGCAATGGTATCTTTGTCTTCTAGCATTACCTGCAACACCATTAGCGCACTTACTAATATATTCTGTTTGCGTACTAATGCTTCAAAGGTAGTTCTCCTTTCACGTGCTGCATTTACTTCTTTATTGTCAGATAAAGCACCGTATTCCTCCATAAGTTCGGCATACACGCTTAAAATAAGTTTATTCGATATTGGTAAATTATATCTTTTAATCTTACTAAGGTCTTGGTCTACTACCAAAGCTATATACCTACGCATAGTAAAGCGTAAATCTGTTAGAGTAGTGAATAATGCTTTTCGCTGTAATGCAAAAATAGCGTTCAAGGATTTACCGTAAACGCTATTTATTTTCTCTTTTATCATGCTTTTAAATATGTTGTTATCTTTTGTCGTAATAGTGGCATTATCTTTTCTCCCAGTATTTCAAAGTTTGATTTCGTAAGCCCAAAAATACTTTCACCATACCTTGAAATTAATTCATCTGTCTTTTTATCTTTTGATGACATTATCAATTTACCACTTTCTGCTTTTGCCCAAAATAAACTCCAAAACTCCCCAGTTTCATGTAGTGATATTAATGTACTTATCGCTGGAAGTCCCTTTTGTTTTTTTAGCTTTATGGTTGTTGGCGTATATGGTTTAAATTTAGTATCGTCAGCTTTTGTACCATCTAACAATTGTTTTTTATTCAATGTTGTCAGAAACTCCTCATTTTCATTTAAACATTCCTGCATAAACTCTATAAGTTTACCATTCGACAACGCTTCTAACCTATTTATAAACCATTGTAGTCCCATAATTTTAGTATGTAGGGTGGGTATCACTCCCACCATACCTTAATTTATTCTATTCTTGAACAGGATCTACGACCTTTTTTTCAAAAATATGTTTGTGTACTTCGGGCTTTTCAGCCTTCATTCTGTCCTTTGCCTCTTGTGGCATTTCGTCTAAGTAGCCAACGAAAAAGGGACTTGCAATGTGCGTTCTACGAATTGGTGTTTCCATTTTTTTACGTGCCATAATGATTAAATTAGTCAATTAAAATTGTACCAGTTCCAGCGAGCAATGCGTATACAGTTGCATAAGTCAAACCACTGTAAGTAGCTTGTAAATATGTATTAACTGCACCATGCAAGGCATTATTTCCACCGCTAAAATCAAAGTTCACATTTTCACGATCATCCACATAAGCCTGATAAAGAATATCACCTATTGATTTTGCTGTGAGGGCGCAACCTGAACCGTAAATAGTTTTTGCTTTTGGTGCTATGAAATCTGCAAGCAGGATACATGCACCGACATTAAACACCTCGTTATTAGGAGAGTTTAATCCTGTTATTTTAGTGCCGCCACAATTAAATATCGATGCTGCTAATTTTACTATATTACCAGCTAAGGAAGATGGCGATACACTCGTTTCCGTATTACCTTTTTCAACATAATAAGTAATTCTACCACCAGCACCTGTGTAAACTTCGTTAATTACGCCATTTAAAGTTTCAAGTATTCCACCATTAGGAAGTCTTACATAACCAGTTTTGTCAGTGTCGATGGCGAGCTTAACAACTCCACCAGTAGGCATGATACCACCAGTTATAGTGTCTACTCCCCCAGGCGCACTCCTCCTTCCGTCTCGTAACCTCCAGCAGTAGAACTACCTACGTTGATGGCTGCTAAGGCAGCCGGATTTGTTAATTCAAAATCAGTTGGTACTGTAATACCAGTAAATATCCACCCTTTGTAAGTCGGGCTTTGAGCTACTGTTACACCACTTGTAATCAATTGTCCAGTTATTGTATTGGTAAGTTTCCATGCTCCAATAACTGCTAATGCAGCAGCATAGCTATCAAACAAATTCTCTTTAGAAATTGCTGTTTTAGCTACTACAACATTTGCAGCAGGCGAAGTTAATTCAACTCCCAAAATACCGTAAATGTCGTTAGACAAATCGTAGTTTTCGTCAAAGGCTACGGCTTCCAAATCGTCAGATAAAGAAGTGGCACGCTTCAAAGAAAAATCTACCATGTTTTTAGTGATACTTCCTGCACCATCGCCTACTTTAACTTGCTTGGCTTCAAAAGTACATTCGAAAGGTACTAAATCACCATCAGCATTTTTCTGTCCACCAATAAAAGCGGTGTCAACCCAGAGTGCACGAAGGTTTTTCTGATTTTTAAATTTACGCAAGTTTTTCCAATAACCTATACCCAAGTTTTCAGTATCAATTTCGGCAGTGTGAGGTTTCTCATTGCTCTTTTGTGGATTACCGTAAGGACTTTTGATTAGCTCAGCGGCTTCTGTATTGTCGGTATATCCTTCAATAACCTTGATAGGATAGCACCTATCTTTTGGCAAAGCGGCAATACTCTTTTCTTGCAAATACGCTAATGTATCAGCAAAGTCTGTTAGCTCGCTTGCAGGTACTTTAAAACCATCGTATGCCAAAATAAGCATAGTCAGTTTGTCAATCTTAAAATCGCATGAATCTTGCCCTGTGTGAGCTACTTTAGTGCTACATGCTTTAGGCACTCCTAATATTGTTCCCATTGTTTTTTTATTTATTTACAGTTGTTTTTTATTCTAAATTGAAAGTTTCTTAATTGTATGGCATCAACATGGTCTGGGTAAATTCCCTCTTCGTAACCATTTAAACCTGTTTTACCATAGAAGTAATGGTTAATACGCTTACCGTAGGTAGTAATGTCTAAATTCCTATCTCTGTTTAGCTTATCTTCAAATACTTCGTAGATGCGGTTTAATATAGGCTTAAAAGATTGTTCATCCCTTTCACGTCTACTCCATTTGCTGTCTGAATATGTTGCTATCACAATGTCCGGCACTGATACTATCACGTCAGTTCTACTGTCATGATATTCGATACCTTGAGCATTTACAAAGAAAAACGGATATTTAGCTATTGGCGTTTTTTTGTTTGCCAAGATAGCCAAAAACTCATTCACTGTAGAACATTCAAAAGTAAGATTGTCTAACATAAGCTCTGTTTGAACTTTTGCTACTACCTTTTCTAATTCGTCTTGTATAAGTTTCATTTTAGTATCCTATTTGTTTATAAAGTAATTCAGTTTCCCATTGTGAATAGTCCCAAGTGGCTGTTGTTTCAATAGCAGTAGTTTCCGCACAAATCACATAATCCCATATCCATTTCAAAATAGGTATGTTTAAATCCACCATATTGTTCCATGCTATAATCATTTTGTGTTCGGGCTGTACAGCTATCATATTGTCCTTTTTAGTCATATAATCACCGTTATCTCCGCTCTCAAACTTATGTTCTCGTCTGTGGCGATAATACACAAAGTTTGCTATTGGAGAAATCTTATCGGTGCTATTTACTAATAAGGCTTTTAACGCGTCCCACTTCGGGTCAGTAATTGTTGATACATATTCGGCATACAATTCAGTACCCATAAGCATTGTTAGGTATTCAGGTTCAAAGCGTTTTATGCTCCTCCTTACTTCTATAAGCTTATTTGATACTACATTACCATATCCATTCGAGCTTTCAAAATCACCCAAGTAGCATGGTTCAAATCCAAAATATGTTTCGTCAATTAGGCTCATTTTCTAACTTGTCTTTTTACAGTTACTTTTCCTTTTGGTCTGCCTTTAGGCTTTTCAACTTTGATTACTTTTTCAACAGGTTGTTCTATCGTTTCAACAACCTCTACAACTTCTTCTTTTTGCGGTTTCAGTTGTTCTAAACTTTCCACAATATGACCTTTTTTAATAAGGATTTGTGCCGTTGTAAGATTTGTTTCTTCAACAGCAGTTCCTACCTTTTTCAGATAGGAACTTTTGCCTGTCGAATAGTATATCATCGTTTAATAAGTATTTTAGCATAAGTAATCTTTGATTTACCTCCAGTATTAGTAACAAGGTATCTCAAATATCTGTAATAAACCTTATTAGAAACCGAAGTAAAAATAGCAGTAGTATCTGTGCTTCCTACACCTGTCCATGTAATAGTAGTAATATCTGTATAAGCATCGGCGGCAAAGTATTTACCCTGAATTTTAATGGTACAAGCTCCAGCAGCACCAGTAGTTTTATCAGATACTTTTACCTTACCTACATACATTAAACCATCAGCCTTATTTACAGGAATTTCATAACTCCATGTAGTAGCTGTTACAGTTCCAAGAGTGTCAGTTGCAACTCCAGTGTACTCATTAACCCAAGTGTTATTTAAGTCCAAAGGTGCAATTACAATAGCTTTCTGTGCATTAGCAACAAAAGCAACCATTACGAATAAAAATAAAATAACTTTTTTCATTTTGTTTGTTTTTTTAAATTGTTAGTATTATAAGGGTATCGCATTTTACGATACCCTATTTTTGTTTACGCTTGTTCGGTGGCAATAGCATCCAAAGCAGTGTCTACATTGGCAACATAGATAAGTGCCTTAATGTCCTCGTCTTCAACAAGTACTTGCTGGCGAGCGTAAACATATAAATTCCAGCTATCAGATTTTGCTACACGTTCAAATTCTGCTGTCAAATTACGTTTAATCCAATGTTGGATAGCTTTAATGTCTCCAACGAGCATTTGCTCTGTCGCTCCACCGAATAATTCAGTAGTAATAACAGTAAGACCACCCATCATCATTGTACCATCAACCAGTTTGTTGATAATATACTGACCAGTAGTATCTTTCGTGCGTTGCAATTTGAATGAAAGAGTTTCAGACATCCATACAGTATTTACAGGAGCGTAAGCTAATGAAGCATGTAATTTACAAGCATCAGCCAAATCAGCTACGTTTGGTTTGTCAACAGTAGGAACTAATGAAGCATCAAATGGTGTTACCTGTCCTGTTTTTACACCATACATTTCGTATTTTTTTGTAGCATCGTTACCTTCACCTTCCCAAATTTTTTGGTCTAACCAGAGTTCCATTCTGCCCATGAGTTTTGTTTGAATTCGTTGAGCTAACTGTGGTAAATCCTCAAATGAACGTTGTGATATGATAGCACGTGCTACGATACCTGAAAGCTCACGTGTTTTATCAGAAGCTACAATTTTACTGCCATCAACAGTAGTAGTAGCATCGTCAAGTTCACCAATGTATGCAACATGGTCTGTGAAAGCACCAACTGACCACAAAAGCAAGTTTTTACCTTCTTCAATAATGCCAGTACGAATACCACGACCTAAGAAAGCATTTTTTCTTTCGTTAGGGAATCTTAAATCGGCAACAGGTTTTGTCCTGAAGTAATCTCCTGTGTAGTTAGCAGCAATCAAAGGATTGTCAGCTTTCAATTCAATTTCTTGACCTTTTACTTTGTTTAAGTCTGAAAGTGATTTCAAACCCTTTTCTTCAAACATATCAACGATTGCTTTTGCAATGCTAATAGGTTCGTTATCGGTTTTTACCACTTTACTCTGTTTAGCGATTTCAACACTTTGAGCTTCAAATGCTTTCTGCAAAGTGTCCAATTGTTCTTTTGTGGCTAAATTTTCAAACTGTTTAGTTTGTTCTGTAACATAAGCCGCCATCTCGTCTTTAGTTACACCTTTTGGCAAGTTGTCCAATGATTTTTGGAACAATGCTTGCAATTCTTTCTCTTCCATTGTTTTTAATTTTTAATGTTGTTTATTGCTTTTTCTAATGCTTTGCCAATAGTGTCGAACTGACGGCTATCTTCTTTATTTTCTGTTGGAGTGCTTGCAAGCGGCTCTTCCGTATTTTCTTTTGTAAATATGCTCGTTGCGCTATTGCTTCCGCCAGCTACTACAAGACTTGCTTCTTTATAAATCCTTAATTCCTCTACGCCCCAAAAATAGCCTTCTTTCTCTACTTCATCAAAATTAGCTATTTCAGATTTACGTTTTTCGTAATAGTCTTTTTGACTTTTATGCTCAGGATTATCAGAATTAACGCCTAAATTCAGTTTTATGTAAACCATCCTAATAGAGTTTTCAAAATCAGACTGCTTTGTAAGTATTGCTTCAAGAACATCCTTCCTTTTGAATTTATCTTTAGGCAATTCCAATACTAATGCCTCTGTTTTTCCATCGTACTCTTTTCCTACCGAAGCCCAATCTATTTTTGAAACAAACATTCTAATGTTTTCCTTCCACACTACAATACTATCCCATTTCAAATCATGGTCTAATGCGTATTGTACTGTACCTTGTTGGTCTTTTACTGTTTTATCAAAGCATTTTGGGAAGTGAACATCTTTATGACTATCATAAAAATTAGTTGTAGAAACAATAGCATATACACAATCTTCTTTAGCTCCACTAATTCCCTTTACAACATCTTCTGTTATGTTTGCAATAGCAATACCAATAGATTCCTTTATTCCTGCTTTTTTAATGTCAATAAGTTTGTCCTGATTTTTTATCAAGGCATCAAACATATCTTCCTTTGTAGAAAATTTTTTATTTGGAAATTCTATGCACTTTATCATTTCAGTACTATATTATCATTATCAATAGTCGCTTTCTTTTGCTGAATACTTTTCTTTAAACTGACATTGTCAGTAGAATTTAAAATATCGTCTAATTTATCTTTATCCATTATCGTAAATATGGGTCTAAATAGTCTTTTCCTTGTTCTACCGTAATAAATCCTGCATCTTTCAAAGGAACTAATGCACCTGCTGCTTGTTGGAATGCAATACTGCTATCTTTCAAACTTTGTTGATAGAAATCATGGTGCGAATCATCAGCTGTATATCTCCATGCTCTTTCGGGTATTTGTTTCAAACGGATATTATTATCGTTCATTACCTTACCCTCTGGAGTTACACTTGCATTGAAAATCTCTTTACGAGCTTCTGGTACTACCTGAAATCTTGCCTCGTTTACCACAAAAGCATTCGGTATTCCAAAACCGCTCCAAATATCAATCTTTTTAGCCAATAGGTTTTCCGGCAATTGCATATCAACAATACTACTTGTGAAAGGAGTATAGCTCAATGCACCCTTAGTAACTATATATTTCAATTGTCCTCGTAGCTTTCCGTATTCTTTTAGCTCTTTTTGCATCAAACGCTTATCTTCGTTAAGCATAAGCGACATTTCAGCATCTTTAGCTCCCATACCAATACCACCTCTTGCACCACCATCAGCTATCAATTGAGTAAACATTTGATTTGCACTAAGAATAGCACTGATAGGCTCTTTTAATGCCACCAATCGGCTTAAATGGCTTCTATCAAAACCAAAACCTTGCATTCTATCCCTTGTGATAAAAACCTCATCGCTTTGAAGCTCTATTTGCCCATTAGGAACGTTTACAAGGTATTTATCAGGTATAGCGTTAAATTCAGCATCCCAGCGTGGTTTAAAACCGTAAACTGGCGTAATAATATCATTCGGGATTATGTAGTAACTAAATTTATCCTTAAAACCTACCATTGGAACTTTCTGCTCGTAGCAAATACCAAAAATATGTAGCATTACCTTTTTTTGATGTTCGTAGTCATTGTAGCTCTGTTCTGGATTGCACCAATACAACTTCTTTAAATCCTCTTTTATGGTGCGTTTCTCAATTTCAGTACCTGCATTACCGCCAAGCCAACGACCGCTGTCGTTTATAGCTGCAATTCTCAAAGTACTATGCAACGAAGCCTTCAACTCAATGGCACTCTGAACAGGTGGGCATTTTTTATATGCTTCTATCTGTCCTTGAATAGTGCTTGTATTTATTTCGGTAGAATCAGAGTTGATAAATGTGATACCGCTTGAAAGCTGTACCTGCCCATTTATCGTCTGAATTAAATTATCTATACTTCCTGCCATACTAATCAATTATTTTGCAAATATACGTACTTTTATCGATAAACGATATATTTTTATCGAAAAACAATAAATTAAGTTTATTTAACGCAAAAAAAATACCACCCTTAAAAAAGAGTGGTATTGATAGTTCAAATTTTTTGTTCCTTATTCTATCCCCATAAAATACTTGTTAATCTTTCGTGTATCTTCCGGTTTAAGAACTTGGATATTCTCAAAGGCAAGAAGTATTTCCTTATTTATAGGCTTACGATACACTCTACCTGTTGCAACGCCGATATAGTACATTTCTTTACCGTCAATACCGTAATGCTTACGAGCGTCAGGCATTAAGTCCATTCTGTTTAATTTGTTAGTCAAAGTTCTAACAAGGTTGTTTAGCTCATCAACCTTTTTTTCTAATTGTTCAATTTCTTCTTTTTTCATGGCTTTTTTGATTGCAAAATAACGATATATAATTTTAATAGCAAAATATTATAACTTAGTTTAACAAAAAAAATAGCCTACTTTCACAAGCAGGCTATTCCGAATCAATTAAAACTAAATAAATTATGTCTAAATTCAACCAATGCAAAGATAGTACTTTTTTCTAAATACCAAAAATATATTTAAAGAAAGTCCATACACAATACCTTGCAGCATCAAAAGCATGGTTAAACTTACTATCCTTATCAGGCAAGTTAGTTAAAGTGCCACTATCATCTTTCACATAGCAATAATTCTGTTGCTCAACTTCCAAATCTTTATTCTTAATCAGATTTATATCAAACTTTTTCATCAATGCTATTCCAGGCACAATAGCTTTCCCTTTAACTTTTTGAAATATCCAATTGTACCCATTTTGTTGTGCTTTTATATTCAAATCGGTAGTAAATTGTTGTTCCTCTGCACCCCCACGTCCTTTATAAATATCGGCTGTATCAGTTACAACGGTAATAGGCTCGATTGGCAATCCTTTGTCGATATGGTCGTATAAAGCAGTATTTGCTATATCGGTAGCTATATCTTTTTCGTCAATACTTGGATATACCTTAGAATAAGCTAATATACGCTCTTTTCGTAGCTCGATTAGCTTGTTGTACCACTGCTCGCTATTTGCTTCAATATAACGCCTTTTCTCCTCTTGTAGTAGTGGCTTTTCTATCAAATCAAATAATAAATCGGAAGTTCCTGTTCGCTGGTAGCAAAGTAGCTCTATATACATATCAATGCCTATATTTCCACATTTTACAAGCGCACTAACATCATTTGAAAAACCATAATCCAACCCAAAATAGCAATTATCAACCTCGTCAGGGAATTTATCTACCCATTTAGCATTTTGAAATATAGCTCCATCCTGTCCGCTTGGTACGCCCTCTCCATAAGTAAGCCATTCAGACCTGTTTATGGTGTTATTTTCCTCGTTCAAAGCGTTTGGCATCCTGTACAAATGATAGTCCTCCTCCTTGCAGTTCTCTGGTCGCTCCTCTTTTAGCCACTTTCTACGAATGAAACCATCGAATTTTATAGGCGATTCCTCACTTTGGTAGTATCCTGCATACCATTTCTCTAAAGTAAAGCCTTCGGGAGCTTTATAGCGTTTCAAATTACCAAATTGGTCGGATATGTCAACCTCGAAGATGCTATCTTTAAAGTCCCACGGGCATTGTGCCTCTGCATCCGCTTTTTGTCCTGTTGGTAGCCATTTATTATCCAAATAGGTGGTTACAGGGTAATGGAAGTTAAAACGCTTAATTCCGTAGATATAATGCACTGATTGCTTCGGGTTCCAGTCAGCCATAGTAAGTAATTCTGTACGCCTTACGATAGAATAGAAAGCATGTGGATTTTTATTCTCTAATATCTCGTTGATAAATGCTATATCACATCCTGATGCTTCTTGGTCTCCCTCTGGCATACCCATAAAATCAATTGTATGTCCTTTGTAGCGGATAGCAGGCTTAGGCGATTCTACCTTTTCGTAGTCGCCACTCATTTCATATTTTCCAGTCTTTTTGTTTCTACGCTGTTCCATAGGTAGTAGTCCTATCCTATCAAACTCTTTTATAAAATCTTTTAGCGTTTTACGTGAATCTACTGAAGTGTTACGGTAAACAATGATATACAGCTTTTTCGGGTTGGCAGATGCTGGGTCGGCATAGTACTCCATAAAGCGAAGCGATACCTGCGCTACTGAAACGGTTTTACCGCTACGACTGCCCCCACCAATGAGTATCACAGGTTTTGTTTGGTCGCCAGTGTTCGGGTCGGGTCTATTCCTATTCGCCAAGTACAACGTGAAAATGTACTCGTGCAAATAGTTCTTTGTCATTTTTACTATTGGCATATTATCGCTTTTTTATTATCACTCCTTCAACTCTGTCAAACAAATGCCTATAATTGAAATATCCTTCTTTTTTGCCATCTTCATAGCATTTTTCAGCATCTTCTAAAGTGTCAAAATCATTTGTACAATCTTCAAGACCGCCTTCGGGATAAAATTCTTTGAACTCAAAAACCATGTATCGTTTAAATTTTCTGTCCATTTTCTTAATATTTTAAAAGCGTGAGCCGAAACCCATGCTTGATTGTTAAATTACTCCCTCCAACTCTTTTTTAAGGCGTTCGATTTCAGATTGTAGTTCTTTATTCTCTTCTTCTTTCCGTCTTAAAATAACATTCTTATTATACAACATTTCACCTATTCTCCTTATGTTTTCGTTTAAAAAGTGAATTTGAATATCGTTTTCTCTTAACTGGTTTTTATAATCAAAATTATTCTTTAATGCTAAATCCATTAAATCATAATATCCTTTTCTACTTATCCACATAATCTTATTTATTTTGATGGTTCTTTGTAATAATTTTTCGTTTTATCTACAATTTCAAGGATGTCTCTTATTGTAAGTTTTTTAGCATGCGCCTCCAATACAACGCTTTCTATTCTTTCAAGCATGATATAAAACTCACGAATTAAATCTTTATCAGATTTTTGTTCGGTAGCGTTATTCTTCTTATAAAGTTCAAAATGCAACCGCATATTTTCCTTTTCCAAGCGGTCTAAACGACTAAAAACGTAGTCAACGCACTCTTTGTTTAGTTGTCTACTATGGTCTTTAGGCGTTTCTTCGTAAAAATTACTCAATGAATCAATTTTTGACAATAAATCTAAGTTCCTGTTTCTTAAAACTGTGTTCTTGAACTCTAACTCATTGTATCTTTCTTTACTTATCCACATAATCTTATTTTTTATATTTGCTTGTTACAGCGTGTTTGTACAATCTCTTTTGTAATATCAGATAGGCCGTTGCCTTAATAGGGTCATTTACAAATATCTTAAAATCTAACCCATAAAGCACCGTAAAGCGCATTCTAAAGATAGGTATTGTGATAAACCTACCTGTCCACACAGTATACTCCAATATCGGAACGAGGTTCGGGTCATAACCAACAACCTCATTCTCGATATAGTACCACTTCTTTAATTTACGATAAAGCCGTTTCATACTTCTTTCTTTTTTCAGCTTCAACAACTTGTTTCAAACTTTTCCAACATTTATCGCCTACGCTCCAGAACTTATCAGCGAATACCTGTTCGTTCCATTTTTCGTGGTCAAAGGCTGTTATCTTGCCGAACATTGAACGATAATTACCATGCTCTACTTCTATCAGCCCCTCGTTAGAAAATGCGTAATTAAAGGCTTTTTCAAGGCTCTCAGCTTCAAAACGTTTATTACCCTTCCACTCTTCTTTAGGCTTTCGGAACATTGCCTTTTCTACATACGAGAAGATTACAGTTTTGTTTCCACCATCTTCCTGTGCGTACCATTCGTAGCTGAATAGCTTGTCAAACTTCTTAAATGCTAATTCTTGTGCTGTCATTGCTTTACATAAGTTTTTGTCGTTACAAATTTATACATAGTAGTACCGTACTGCTCGGTATATATACCCTGCTTGCAGTACTCCTTTATCTCCTTTTCACTCATATCTAATACAACCTCTGTAGATACTCGTGTTTCTGTCCGAACCTTTATATTCGATACAGTATTCCACTGCTCAATACGTAAAGTGTTCGTTACCAACCAATCCTGATTAACCTCGCATGAAGTTAATGCCAACAATAAAATAGGAATTAATAATAGCTTTTTCATTTCTTTATAAATTTACCATCCTTACCATGCACAGGACTTAATCGCTGCACCTGTGATTGCAGCTTTGATAACTCATTCATTAACCTGCCGTTGTGTAGGCGTAAGTTATATTTTTCGATTTGTAACTTTGAGTAATCTTGGTTGTAGATGTATTGCATACGCTTTACTTCTCCTTCCAACTCCTTAATCCGTTTTGCCTTTTTTCCAAACATAATAATTGATTTTTAAAATTTATACATATTGATAGTTTCTTCTACTTGGTCATTTCTAATACTATATTCTAATACAGATATAGTATTAGATAATTTAAGAATAGTTCTATTATCATAATCTAACTTCGCTCTTAAAGAATCAATAATTTCTTTTAATTCTTCATTTTTCTTCTTTAAATCAGCTAATTCCATGTTGTTTTATTTTTAAAATTTATACTCGTTATATAACTTAATCTTTTCTCTTACCTTACCAACACTACACTTAAACATAAACTGAGGATTTACCAAGAAGTCATCCCGACCAATACGCTTAATGTAATCATTACTACACAATGAACTTATTATCGAAGTCAACTGCCTTTTACCTATATTCAATATCCGGCAAACATCATTCCTACGAACACTGCCCAAATAAACCGTCATGTCCTCATGGCTGCTCCAGTCCCACAACATCATCAATAAATTCTTCTCATTATTACCTAAAGCATAAAACCACTCCTTACCTAACGTTGTTCGTATCATAATAAAACTCTCTGTGTATTTATTGGCATACAAACTATAATGTGAAACAACCTCACCTGTCAAGTGATTCTCTCTACTTACCTCTTTTATCCTTTGCTTTGCCATAATTCAACCGTAAATATACACTATTTACAACAAATATGCACCATACATACACTATTTATTTCATACATATAGCAATAAATACCGTATAGTTAAATAACTAACTTATTGATACTCTGATACGGCTCTATCTTATTATTAGTCTATTGGTAGGAAAATAAACATAATACGTTAATTATTTTTAACTAAAAACATTTCGACAAAATCGGGCAAAAATTTGTGAATGGGATGTATTAGGGCACTCTTTTCTACCTGCGCCAAATGCCATAGGGGGTGCTATTCGAGTTAAGTACTACTTAATAAATGAAGTTTACATAATATCAATTATATTACTACATTTATATTAACTATTAATCAATTGAATATAAGTACTTTACAAACACTATTAATACAGTATTGTAAGTTTACATTTTTTCAGTTAATTGTAAGTTGTTATTATTAACGTTATTGTTAATTACTGTATAGTCCGCACTAGTTAAATCAATTACCTGATTCCCAATATGCAAAGGCAGTGAGTTTAGAGTTACATTTGTGTCTACATGGACCGTTTCTGTCAGCCCGTTAATCCTGCTTACTATGTTACCGTTATACTCATTCAGGATAGCCCCCGAGATTTGATTCTGCTGAATATATTCGTGTACGTGTGCGAAGATAGTACGTAATTCATTGTTAATCTTAATACTTGTCTCATTCAATTCATTATCAAATTCTGCATTAAAATAGTATTTAAATGTCTTGTAAGATACGCCGATATATAAGCAGAACTGTTGAATAGTAAGCGGACATTTTAAATATACACTTGTTTGTTCGCCCGTTTTAGGATTAAGCATACGTTTCTCGAATGTTTGATTTTGTGCCCATTCCTTATATTCATTTACTTTAATAACGAGCTTCTCAGGCATATATTTGAAAGGAGCGCCCACTTTTGCCTTATATTCAATTTCATTCATACAATTATAATTTTGTGTGCAAAGATAGTGTATATTTCTAAAATATATAACGTTAAAGTTTTTAAGTTGTATATCGTTTATCGATAAAAGTTTATTATTTTCCGATAAAAGTTTATTATTATCTGATATTTGAATGTTAAATGTTTGGTTAATAGTAATTTACCTATTGTTTTGTGTTGATTATAACATTATCTTTGTATCATAAAATTAAAACAAATAATCACTTAAACAAGCCGTTAGGAGCGGAGCCATTAAAACAGTCCGGTTCAAGTCCGGTGCAAATTTTTAATTTTATGCCTGTAAATATTGGCTTATTTGCAGGCTGCAAAACATCAAATACTATTATTTGATAGAATTTAATAACAATTAATCAATTTAAAAATTACAATCATGTACACAAAATTAATGTTTCTTTGCTGCAGCGTGGCAAGCGTACTATCTTTAATTTACGCTATTATTAATGAAAATACAAGCAGTTATATCCTTGTGCTTTTCTTTTTCGTATGTGCCTTATTTTTCGGAGCCGGTTACAAAACAGACAATTCTAAATTATAATCATTTAAAACAGTCCGTTAGGAGCGGCACCAAGGTATGAAATTACAAACCTCAAAAAAAACTATTAAAAACGGTTTTAATACTGTTATTTCAATTGGATATTGCAACGCACAATATCTTTTATATTATAAAATACCTTTTGCTTATTCAGCTGGAAATTATGGCTGGTCGTGTGATTATTATCAAATAGGTGCAAAATGTATTTGTACCGGTTACAGTCCTTTCGGTATTCAGCCGGATTACAAGTTATTGAATGATTTGGAAAATCAAGCAAACAGCATTGCACATAATAATCGGTATACATACGATGATAAGGTCAAATTAATTGATTTATTGCTTATTGAGTTATTAAACTCAATTTAAATCTATGCCGGTATACATTGAACCGTTATCCGGCTGCAAAACATCAAATAATAGTATTTGATAGAATTTAAAAAATCAAAATAAATGAAAACAATTAGTAAAAAGCAGTTTGAAAATGCAGTACAAAAGGTTTTATCAGACGGTAAAAGCATTTTTGTAGTAAGTGAAAAAAAATGTCCTTTATATTGGGCACGTTCTAAAGGCTATTGCAACTTACGTGGTTCAATCCCACAATATAGTAAGTATTTGGGGAATATTGGTAGAGGTGGAAAAGAATCTGAGCAATATTTAGTCTGTTCACTTGCGCCTGGTTATGTTATTTCAGAGACTAAATCTGAAGCAAAAAAAAGAATATCAGACGAAAAAATAGCTTTTGAGGTTAAAAAAAACAAGTCAAAAGGAAAATACAGCGAAAAAAAACAAGCTGAAATTTTAGAGTCGCAAATGCATGGGATTTCAGTTAAAGAATTGAGGTCAAAAAAAATAGAATTGAAAGGCATAAATGAAAAATTATATGAACAGTATTTGCAAAAGGAAAATGCTATTATATCAGAATTTAATTTTCAACTATTTAAAATAGTTGATAAGGTAAAATTAGCAAGGGTTATATATGAGCGTGGAATTAAAATCGGAACTAAATCATTAAAAGAAATATTATGATTGAAAAAAGATGCTCCAGGTGCCAACGTTTGTTATTAATCGAAAAAAGCGGCGTTAAACAAATAAAAGCTAATAACATAGAATACTCAGTAAATGGTTCAATTACAGTTATTTGCAAGTGTAAACAAGTAAATAAATTATAGATAATTAATAAAATGAAAGCTACTAAAGAAAAATATTATAAGCTATGCCGATGCATGTTTGAGGCTACAAATTTGGCATATTACATTCACAAGCCTGAGTTCGACGCAGGCACCAATTTTTTTGTAAATTTCTGGGATATGCACAAACAAGTTAAAGATTTTGTGGCCGATGGAGGCATTTTTAAATACAATTTAATTAATGCAGGTACTCACGAAAAAGTTCCTTTTATTTACAATTCACTTGAATTTTAAAAATAGACAAAAATGACTGAATATATTTTAAAAGAGAGTGTTTTGAATGACGATACTTTATATATAGCTGATGAAAATAAGGTATTTAAAGGGAATTACATAGCATTTATAAAGGTTTATACATTTGCAAATGAATGGTCAAATAAAGAAATAATAAAACGTTTCAGGAACGAAATCCAGCTGAATAAGTATTTAGAAAATCATTATCCTGATTTTTATTTTTACAATTAAATAAATTAATCATTAGAACCCAACGAGGTCTAAAAAATAAGCTGCAAGGCTTGTTTTTTAGACCTTTTTTTTATTCCAAAACTTTTCACCTTTGAAACGGTGCAAAGGAACAAAAAAATTAGTCAGTTAGTGAACTGCAAAATATCAATTTTAAGCTATATTTAAGCTACTTTTATTCAAAACAGTACTAATATACCAAATACCAAATAACAAATAAAGTCCGAAATTTCGAATTAAAACATATAAAAACAACTAATTAAAACTATTTATTTATGAATGAAATTGAAAATCTTATTGAAAATATGGTTGAAAATCATATCTATTCAAAGGTCCTATATATTAAGGACCAACAAAAAAAAGATTTGTTTTTATTTGATGTATCTCCTTACATTTCAAATAAAAAAGTAAAAATAAAAGAATATCAAAACCATATCAAATTTTATTTAGGGTTTGAAAGTTTAAAAAGAATAGGTTTATAACCCCTCCAGCAAAAAATTCGATGGGGTGACAGTAAAAAATTTTAATAACAATAAAAAAATAAAACAAAATGAAAACAAATGTAACATTACCAACTGGATTTATTTTCGGCGAAAGTTGTTTAATCGGATATAGCTCCGATAAAGAAATGTATGATATATTAAGAAACGGAATTATACAACCTATTTTTTACATTGAAAATTGCTACAATGATAATCATTATTTTATTATATATGTAGACCCTAAAGATGTTGAAAAGTTAGAAACTGAATTAAATATATTTATTTCGGAAGATGATTCAGGTTGGTACTTTGTTGAAAGTGATATTCAAAAAGCGTTTGAGTTTAGGCATAAGTATGGTTGGAATTGCGAAGAGCTTAACTGATGAGAGTTTTATACTCGAAACGTGCCTAAAAAGCACGTATTAAGCAAAATAAATTATTAATCATGGGTAATACCCAGCAAAAAAAAAGATTATGAATGTAGAATTAAAAAAAGCTATTGTAAACTATATGTTTGACAATGCAAAGGAATTTCAGTTGAATAATGCTACAACCGAAAAATTTAGACAGTACATTTTTACTCCCGAAGGTAGTTACTGTTTTGGAGGTAACGAAGTAGCAGAGTTTATTCGTATGACAGAAAAAATAGTTAAGTATTAACCCAGCAAAAAAAAACCCCACCCCTCCAGCAAAAAATTCGATGGGGCGACAGTAAAAAATTTTAATAACAATAAAAAAATAAAACAATGAAAATCGAAGAGTTAAACAGTAAATTAACAAGTTTATTCCACAAAGGAATTAAACTTTATGACCTGAAAAATCAGACAGCAAAAAAGTGGTACGATCAGGAATATCAGTTGTATAGTAACAGTGAGTTTCAAACTGATTTTATTTATGGTGTGAGTATTGATGGACTTATTATTTTTGACTTCAAAGTTAAGTCAATTGATAATTTATTCAAGTCATTCTATACTCAATTCATTAATAAGTATATGGTTAAGCAACTATACTTCGATGGTACTGAATATAATAATTATACAAAAGAGACCGCAGCCAAAACAATTGCTTTGTACTTATCAGAGTGCCGAGTGCACAAAAATTTTATGTATAGTACCCAATACGGAATAGGTATGTGGAATTTATTTATGCCTGAACAACTTCTAAAAACAGCATCTAACAAGCTCGAAACGCTATTAAAAAGCAAAGGAATAAAGTTTTATAACGAATATAGCGATGCATGTTGGGTTTATAGATACTTAATTTCAGGGAATTATATCGACCATAACAACTTATTGAATGAACTTGAATAGCTTAACTGATGAGAGTTTTATACTCGAAACGGACTGTAACAAGTCCGTATTAAGCAAATAAATTATTAATCCGGTTATATACCCAGCAAAAAAAAAGATTATGAACAAAGTAACACAATGAAGACACAATTAGATTACCTCCCAACGTGTGCAGATTATGCAAGATATTTGCAAGTTATGCGTCAGTGTAAAAAGAAATAATACGCTTTATCTGTTCGACAATTTCTTCGTACTTTTCGACAGGAATACGAAAAGTTTTTAATTTGGTTGGTTCTGATTTTTTACGACCAGAACCAACTCTTTTACCACCGCTACTCATACTAAGTTTTCTATTTTTTGAACAGAATAAGGAAGATATGTTGACAAAATACAACGAACCCTATCCCCTCGTAAAAAGAAAATTTGATTATCAATTACCATTTGATTAGTTGCTTCAATGCCTCTTGAATCTTCTTTTATTGCAAAAATATAAGGGATAGTTCTATCCATAGTTCTAGCAATTGAAACTAATCTTTCAGCGTCTATAATGCCATAATCTGTAATTTTATTTCCACGCTCTAAAATGTGTGCGTTGTATGCAGGTTTTTCAAGCGTCCCTACATTTGTAGATGTAAATGCTAAAATCCCCTTTTTAGTTATGTACATATTGTCCATAATTTCATTTACTTTTGTCCAGTCTAATTTATCAATGTATTTCATAATTGTATGTATTAATGTACCACTTCATTGAAGTACCCTACAAATGTAATACATTATTTTGATAGTTGTATACTTTAATCAAAATAAATAACAATCTTTAACTAAGTCGGAAGGAGCAGCCAAAACTATATTGTTAATACTTATTAAATAGCACATTGCATTGTAATACATTCCAATGTAAATTACTATCTTTGTTGAACAATTTAAAAATAAATTATCATGTCAGAAAAACAATTTACAGCTACTCATTTAGGTTTAATCACGGCAACTAAACAAAACTTATTAGATTTACAAAAAGCTGGAATTATAAGCTTTGAATCGCTTGTATCATACTTAAAACAGTTGGACGATAAGTTCGACAAAATTTATAAACAATTAAATTCATAAAAATGAGAAAGAAAATTTTAGACAAAATTCGGGCTGATAAACTCAGCTACGAAAAAATTGCAGAAATTACAGGGCTGCATCGCAACACAGTAAGGAATTATATCCTCGCACTATCAACACCGTTGACCACTACCGAGCAAAAAATTTCGAAAGGGTTAGGGTTATGTTAGTAGATATTATTTTTGCAATCTTAGGATTGCTGGCGATAGTAGTAGCTGTTGCAAGCTGTAGAGCAGGAACAAGGTCAGATATGGAAATTGAGAAAATAATTAAAAAGCAAGAAAATGAAAAAAGCAATTTACAAAGGTAATCTCGTAAATGTCGAGTATTACAACCGACATGATTATTACTGCTCGGTTAATGGGGAGTGGGTGGCAAAAAAAGAGGTGGTTATAATTCCTACAGAATGGACTACTTATGCACTGATAGCGTGTGGTGGCTGGTTAGTTGGATTAATAACAACAATGGTATTATGAAAAAAGAACAGTATTACATTGACCTCTTCGGATGCACATTACTAGTGAAAGCCGAAATTGAAAAGCCGAGTTTTGGAACTCGTGAATGTCCTGGCGATAATGGTTCGATTGAAATTACTGATATTCATTCTGCTGGTAGAAATGATATGTATGGAATAGTTGAACAGATACCGAATTATGAAGAGTTGATAATTGACGAAATACGGAAACAGCTATGAAATACGCAAAATTAAAAGTAGGATTTCACTATTTCAAAGTAGATGACAATTTCGTTGGTATAAGTGTATTTTTGAACGGCGAACACGTTGCTATAAGCACTTATTCGGGAGGGAAATCATGGTTCGGTAAGATGTACGAAGCTATCAAAGAAGAAGAGTTTAATAACGCCTATGAGGCGGCAAAAAAAATAATAGAAAAAGTATGAGTAATTTACCAGCAATTAAAGAAATATATGGCGATATAGCCATAGCGCAAAAAAGCGATGAGTTAGTCGTTTTAATGAATCAGCCACCCAAAAATGATTGGGTAAAAGAACATCCTTTTATTCGTGGATATAAGTATATTCCGATTGAACGAGTTGAGTTTTTGCTCAAAACAATTTTCAAACGTTACAGAATAGAAATTACAGGGCAAGGGACTGCTTTTAATGGCGTATGGGTAACAGTTCGAGTTCATTATATTCATCCTATTACAGGAGATTGGGACTATCACGATGGCATCGGGGCAGCACAATTACAAACAGCTAAGGGGACAAGCCCTGCTGATTTAGGAAATATCAATAATGGTGCTTTATCGATGGCTTTTCCGATTGCAAAAACGGTAGCAGTAAAAGATGCCTGCGACCATTTCGGGAAGTTATTTGGTTCTGACTTAAATCGTAAAGATATAATTAGTTACGAAATTGATGTAACTTTGAAGCCACTCGATAAAAATCACCCGAATTGGAAAAAAGTAGTTGAGGTTTTGAAATCACAAACTTACACTGTTGCTGATATTTCAGAAAAATACACTGTTTCAGAAGAAATATTAATAAAATTAAACGGCTATTACGATGGAACAATTCAAGATTAGGGCTTCGGCTGCTGGTATATTAATGACCAACCCACGAGCAAAAAATGAGTTATTGGCAAAGACAGTAAAAACCTTTTTGCACGATTGGATTAAAGAAGGAATTTACGGACAGCGTAAAGAAATTAACTCAAAGTACATTTCAAAAGGATTAGAGTACGAAGATATGGCTATTGACAAGGCGATTGAATGGTTAGATTTACCGTTTGCATTGAAAAACAAACAACGTTTTTCGGATGATTATTTCACTGGAGAACCTGATTTAATTCTATCTGATACGGTAATTGACATTAAAAATTCATGGGATTGTTGGACATTTCCACTTTTTGAAAATGAAATACCGACAGACGATTATTTTTTTCAAGTGCAGGTCTATATGCACCTTACAGTAAAAAAGAAAGCAAGTGTTGTTTATGTACTTTTGAACACACCAGAAACGTTTAACACGCCTGAAATTAATTACAGTAATGTTGATACAAAATACAGAATTAAACGTTTTGATTTTGATTATCAACCTGAAATTATCGAAGAATTAAAAAAACGTGTTGAAACAGCACGAGATTATATTAACTCACTAAATTATTAAAAAATGAATTACAGTCAAAAAATCGACATTAAAAAATTGAATCGGGCTTTTGTCATGCCGATTGTAGGAAAATCCTCAACAGTTGAATGTGTTTGCATTCCAACGTCCGAATTTTACAAAGGGAAAAACGGGGAGTTGTATTGTAATATGGAAATTATTGAGCGCAAAAACGGTGCTGGTCAGTTTGGAGATACTCACTTTGTAAAACAGCAACTCGAAAAAGCTAGTTATCAAGCATTAACAGAGGAGCAAAGAAAAAATATACCTATTTTAGGTAATTTCCAACCATCTAAGTTTGGTAACGTTGAAACGGTAGTTGCAGAGGAAGTAAAGCCAACATCGCAAACAGAAGTACCTTTTTGATAAACATTTATTAACAGCACCCCTTTAATCGGGGTGCTTAAAAAAAGAATATGAAAACGTACAATAGAAAAGCTTTTCTCGTGCCGGACAGTCCACGTACAATGGCTGCTATTCATTGCAAAGTGCAAGACGATGGAATTATGAAAGTTACCATTCACGACTGCAAAGGAGCTATTCAATTGCACAATGATTTGAACTCAGACGAGGAAAGATTGGAGGCGATTTACAAGCTAACGGCTTTAGAATCGGAAATTAGAAGTTTAATTAATCATTTGATAAATTTATGAGAATATACATATCAGGAAGAATAAGCGGACTTACCGAAGCGGAATATACAAGCAATTTTGCTGCTGCAGAGCGTTCAATGGTTTACAATTATCAAGCGAATTACTCGAATGCTATTTTTATCAACCCGCTTTATATAAATCCGCTATTCGGTAGAAAGAAACGAACAAAAGAAATAATAACAAAAAATGGTGTTGAATATAAAACACACTGGACAGAACTTCACAAAGAGTGGTGGTTATGGTACATGATAGCCGATATTCAGGTGCTTCGAACCTGCACTCACATAGCAATGCAAAAGAACTGGATTGATTCACGTGGTGCATGTTTAGAATATGGTTTTGCAAAATGGATTTTTAAACAACAAATTATTTGGTTATGAAAAACTACGAACAATTATTTAAGCTACTTCGGGAGCTTGCAGAAATACCGAAAATGTCGATTTTTAGACAGGTAAAAGTGGAAGAGATTTTAGAAACATTTAAACAGATTGAAAATGAAAACGATTGAATTTGAAGAAAATTAATTAAGAAATGTATTGCAGTTTAGGAAAATAGTAGTATATTTGCAGTCAAGTTCAACGGGCAGGGCGAACAACATAAGAAATTAGAACGTAAGTTCAAAACTAACCCGTTAAAGAAGCATCCTGCCCGATGCCGATTTAATGGGTTTTTTATTTTAAAAGTGTTACCTGTGTTTATAAAAAAGTGTAACCCCCCACGTTTTTATAAATGTTTAATAATCAAATAGTTAATGTTTTTAATATTAATCATAAACAGCTGATATTCAATTAATTAAATAAAAACTGTTACCGTGGGGGTTACACTTTTATTTTAAAAAATTATTTTTTTCTATTTCTATTTTTTTTATTTTTATATAGGGTTACACTTTGTAACCCGTTACAAAACAGTATAAATATATGACAATCAGTATTTTAAACAATAATAATAGGTTACACTTATTAAAATAAAGGTTACACTTTTATGAATAAACCAAGTATTTCACGTTGCAATAAGCTATTAGATGATGGATATTCATTGCTAACAGTGGGAGAAGGCAAAAAGCCTAATTTTAGTTGGAAAAAAAGCCAGACTAAAGCACTTTCAAAGGATGATTTTATAAAAATATATGATTACTATGGAGGGCAATTTTATATTGAAAAGTCTACAAATGAGAAAATAGAAATTAAACCTACATTAGGAATAGGTATAATTACAGGGTATAATCATCTTGAGGTAATTGATATTGATTTGAAGGTGTTACCAACGCTTAAAGACCAGCAAGATTTTTGGAACGAATACACAATGTATCTTCGGGAGTCAATCGATGATTTTGACAATAAGTTTGTTATTTATAAAACCGTAAACAATGGGTATCACATTATTTATAAATGTGAAAAACTTGATGGTAATATAAAAATTGCAAAATTACAAGGATATAAAGAGGCTATAATCGAGAGCAGGGGTATAGGAGGTTATGTTTGGATTTACGACAATCAGGTAAGTAAATTTGGTTATGATAATGTTCAATTTATTTCAGAGAAAGACAGGGAGTTACTTTGGGAAATATCACGTTCATTTAATTATATTGAACAACAACCGGAGCAGCCAAAAGAAATAATTAAACAATATAAGGTAAACGAAGATGCAGTAACCCCGTGGGAAGACTTCAACAATAATAATCGCATCTGGGATTTAATAAGTAATGAATTTTCTATTGTAAAAAAATTATCAGACAAAACGGTACTTAGAAGACATGGAGCTACAAGCGCATCCAGTGGGAATATATTCAACAAAGATAATAAGCTGTATTTATTTTCAACAGGCACAATTTATCCACACGAAAAGCCACTATCACCGTTTGATATTTACGCTATAAAAAACTACAATGGCAACTTTTCTGAAGCCGCTAAAGATTTGTATAAAAAAAATTATGGAACTCGAATAGTAAAAGAGCAGCCGAAGGTTAATCACATAGCTGAAAAAAAAATTGAAAAATTACCATCTAAAATTGAATTTCCACTCGAAATAATGCCAAATGATATTCAGTACTATTTTAAGTTATGCAATAGCACTTTGAATAGCAATATAGATTATATGGGTTGTTCGTTTCTTTGGTTGACTTCGCTTATTATCGGCAATTCAATAAAAATAAAAGTAAAAGGTGGATGGACTGAATCAGCTATAATTTGGATTTCATTAGTTGGTGAAGCAGGTATTGGTAAAACTCCATCGATAAATCGTGTAATTTATCCTTTGAAAAAGGTTAATAACCTTGAGATTAAAAAATACATCAAACAACGTGAGGCATACGAAAAATATAACGAACTTTCTAAAAAAGAAAAGGAAGTAAATGAGGAAGTGAAAAAACCAACAAAATCACAAATTATTGTATCTGATTTTACTATTGAAGCAATAACAGATCTACATGAAGAAAGTAAAAACGGTATTGGTGTTTTTTGCGATGAGCTTGCTGGTTGGTATAAAGATATGAATAAATATCGTGCTGGTTCGGATTTAGAGTTTTGGCTAAGTTCTTGGTCGAATGAAGGAATTGCAGTAAATAGAAAAACGGCTAAAAGTTCATTTGTTGAAAGTCCTATTTTGCCAGTGTTGGGAGGTATTCAACCAAAAATACTTGTAGAATTTTTTACCGAGCAAAACAAAGATAATGGATTTATTGACCGTATGCTGACAACTTATCCGGATTTAAAGGTTGATGAATATAATGAGAATGAATTGCCTGATGATATAATTCAATGGTACAATGATTTTATTGTTGATTTTTTCGATTTCATTAAAAACAAATTTATCAAAAAGGATGCAGAAGGTGAGATTATTCCTATAATATCTTCAATGAGTGAAGTGGCTAAATCAAACTGGATTAGAATTTTCAACGAAATAACTTCGCACCAAAATTCAGACGATGAAAATGAATATATGAAAAGCATGTACCCGAAACAAAAGTCCTATATTCCGAGATTTGCACTACTGCTTAATACTCTTTATTGGTTTACAGACCCAGATAATTATCAAGTGAATACAATATCAGAAAAAGCAATGTTAGGTGCTGAAAAACTATCAAAATACTTTGTATTAATGGCTAAAAAGCATAAATTAAATACTATTGAATACACGGAAGCTAAACAGATTTCAACACAAAATCAAAGTAAAAGTACATTTGAAAAAGTTTCTGAAATGTTAAAAGCAAATCCGAATGTAAAAGTTACTCACATGGCTAATATTTTAGGTGTTTCAAGAAAAACAATATATCAACATTTAGAAAAAATGAAATGATTACACTTCGAGATTATCAATCAATAATTGCAGCTAAAGCGGTGCAATTATTACAGAATAGAAAAATAGCTTATTTAGCGATGGAGGTTCGCACAGGAAAAACACTTACAGCCTTATCAGCTGCAAATGATTACGGAGCTAAAAAGGTGTTATTCCTAACTAAAAAGAAAGCTGTTGAAAGCAGTACTATTCAAAACGATTACAACGCTTTGCAGCCATCGTTTCAAATAGTAATAGCAAATAACGAATCACTGCACAAAGTTACTGACAATGATTTTGATTTGCTAATCTCGGACGAGCATCACAGGAACGGAAGCTATCCGAAGCCAAATAAAACTACAAAGGAAATAAAGGAACGCTTCGGATTATTGCCAATGATATTCCTATCCGGTACGCCAGCAATCGAAAGCGGGAGCCAGTGGTATCATTCATTTTGGGTTAGCAACTATTCACCATTTACGGAAAAGAACTTTTATCGTTGGGCTGAAAAATATACAACGCCAGCCATTAAGCATTTTGGAAATATACAGGTAAAAGATTACAGCAAATCAATTGACGAATTAATTAACCCTATCATTGATTCGTATTTGCTTAAATATACGCAAAAAGAGGCTGGTTTTACGGCTGAAATATCCGAACATGTGATTTACTATGATATGCCTGATAAGTTGCGCAAAATGACTGAAACACTACTTAAAGACGAATTGATACGAGGCAATAAAGAAAACATTGTTGCGAACAATGCCGCTGCAATGTTGAATAAAATTCACCAAATCGAAAACGGAACTGTTATAACCGAGCAGCTTAATTCCTATGTAATTGATACATATAAAGCTGAATTTATAAAGCAGTATTTCAGAGATAAAAAAATAGCTATTTTTTACTATTTTCAAAAAGAATTGGAGCTATTAAAAAATGTTTTTGGCGAAACTATTACAACCGATATACATGAGTTTAATTCGAGTTCAAAATCGTTCTGCATTCAACAAATTAGCGGTAGCGAAGCAATAAGCCTAAAGGAAGCCGAAGCACTTGTTTATTATAATTTTTCTTACAGCGGAAAAACATATACACAGGGTCGGGATAGAATGACTACTAAGGATAGGACAGAAAATAACGTCTATTTTATCATGGCTAAAAAGAGCTTGAATGAACGGATATACAAAGCGGTAAAATCAAAAAAGCGATATAACGAAAAACTATTTATGAAACAATACTCATGGCAGCCGAAGCAAAATTACAAACAAGAATAATAAATGCACTTGAATCTGATGGGTGGTTGGTAGTTAAAACTATTCAACTATCAAAAAATGGATTCCCTGATGTGTTTGCATTCAAAAACGGACGTTCAATTTTTATAGAAGTAAAAGCAAAAAACGGTATCCGTTCCGAGCTTCAAAAGTACAGAATTGAACAACTAACAGCGCAAGGATTTATAGCTTTTTTTTGCGACGATTTTAATTACTTCAAACAACAACTTTAAATTAGGAATATATCTATGAAACCACAAATCATCTCATTTAAAAGCATTTCAAGTCAAGGTCTGAAAGCCAAAACATACGTAGGCGTTTTCGGAGGAGCTGTTAGGATTATACAACGTGGATTTATTAAAGGAAATCCACATTCATCTTGTGAGGTGCTTAGAAAGGTTGGGGAATACTATTTTATTCAAACTGAAATAGCATTTAAACCCGAAAGTTGGCTGTTTATTAATCAAATAGTTGATTTTATTCTTAAATAATGTTAATAGTAGTACCAACTTTGGTATTAATGTAGTATATTTGCATCGTGTTACAAAACACTGCGGGTAGGTAAGCCGAACAAAAGCCAAACGAGACGAACAAAGTCAGACCATGCAGCCGTTGTTAGACTGCATGGTAGCGAATAACAGGTGTTGCGCACTCCACCTAAAAACAGTGCGGTTAGTCTCTAACTTAGGGAACGGTTCATCGTATCAGATTATAAACGGTTGGCAGCTCGGAAAGACGAGCAATAACGGGGCGTAAACTGATAGGCAGTTAAGCGGTAGAGGCTGAAAAGTACCAAGACCAAGTACATAGTGGTTCGAATCCACTCCCCCGACAATGGCAATAGTGTCATTCATTCAAAAATAAAAAATAAATTAATCAAGTGCCGCACTTAAAGGAGTGTGTGAGGTGAAAGCCCCTCTGGAACTTCTGCCATTGGTCGGTAAACCGCACTCGAAGCCTGAATGAACCTACAAAGATTGATAAGTTGCTTATTGCTGAATGCTATTTAATTAATATGTGCCGTATCAGGCGGTAAATTCTGATTACAGACTACGTGTAGGAGTTAAAATTACCAACGGTAGAAAAAAAAATCGAATATCTGACGAAGCACAGTAATCAGATTGAAGCGTGGGAACTACGATAGTGCCATTAGTTGAATTTTAAAACAAACTATATGAACGAAATCAAACAGCTAATGCTGGAGCGAAAGATTAAGCCTCCGCAAATGATAGCATTAACAGGCATTCCTCGAAATACGTTCTACAGAAATTTCAGAGGTGAAAATGAAATTTCAACTAAAAATTATTTGAAATGCATGGCGGTGTTGAAATAAACGAACAAAATATGAAAAACACATAAAATGAAGTGGTAGCTTATTTTACTATGTGGGTTGGGAGTACTGTTGTGTTATGGCTTAGTGCTTTATTTTCTTAATCGAATTATTAATTTTAAACATATAACAAAATGAACAAACTAAAATTAAATGAATTAGCTCCTTATTTGCCTTATAAATTAAAGGCTTATTTCAAACAAAAAAATACAAAAACTTGTCGTAAAATGGTTATTGGTACAATTGGCGGAATTTATTCAAACTGTTCAATTGTTTGCCACGACACAGTAAATGCAACTCCTGATAAATTTTTTCCAATACTTCGAACTATTTCAGAAGCTGATTCGATAATGAAAAACGAATTTTTAAAGTATAATACTGGTGAAAAGTATGACAATATTCTTGTAGAATTATTTTGCTACGAGCATACTGGTACATCTGAACTACTTTCCGAAATTGATTTATTAAAATTACCTTTCGATTCTGTTTCTTGGCTTATTCAAAATCATTTTGACGTTTTTGGGTTAATTGAGAAAAAACTTGCTATTAACGCAAACGCTCTTTTTTCTTAGCATTAGCTATAACGTTTCCGCTATGTGCAGTTTGGGAATTAAAATCACTGCACTTTCAAACTTAACAAATGATAATTAAATGAACGAAATATCGAATACCACTGACCACCAAATTGCATATAGCGAGTGTTGTACGCTGCCTTTTGTTAATCTTTATAATGAAGATTGTATCGAAACAATGAAGCGAATACCCGATGGTAGTATTGATTTAATGCTTACAGACCCGCCATATAATACAACTAATTGCGATTGGGAATATGAAATAAACCTGCAGCAATTATGGCTTGAATGGGAACGTATTTTAAAACCTAATGGTATTTGGGCAATATTTTGTAATGACCCATTTACAAGCGATTTAATAATGAGCCGCAGGGGCTTTTTTAAATACAAATGGATTTGGGATAAAGATAGTGCTGCAGGTTTTTTGAATGCTTATAAAATGCCTTTGACTGGTTATGAAGAAATAGTAATATTTAGCCGTGCGAAAATGGGCAACCATACTTATAACCCACAAATAACTGATAAAGCTAAAAACTTAGTAAGACCGCCAAAAACAGACGGCAAAGAATACTCAGCCACTTACAATAAATTTAAAAGTTTGAGCCGTGAAAAAGATACAAGTAAAGCGTTTCCGAAAAACATAATTACAATTGGCAAAAATGAAGCTGAATGCAATTCTTTAAATAGATTTCATCCAACACAAAAACCAACTAATTTAATGAGATACTTAATATTGACTTACACAAATAAAGGCGAAACGGTTTTCGATGGTTATTCAGGCTCAGGAACGACAGCCGAAGCCTGTATGATTGAGCAAAGAAACTTTATAGGTTCGGAGTTGAAGAAAGAGTATTTCGATAAATCAGTTTTAAGGCTCAAAAATGTACCGCAGTCGCTTTTTTAAGGTTGCGTACAACGACTAAGGCTAAGCGCATTTGGCGGTTTGCGGGAGTATTCACTGTCGCACTGCGACAAGGTGAATGCGGGCGCAAAACCTGCTAAATGCACGTCAGCCAGCCAATGTGCTTAGGCGCGTGTTAGCGGTTAGGTGCTTGGTTTTCAGTCGTTTTTTTGTATTTCAGAATATAATGTATAATTTTGTCGTATAAATAAATAAAAT